ACCACAGCGCAACAGATCATGACTGAAGAGATTCGTCTCATTCGTCAACTCATCGAGGCAAAGACTGGTGGCTACCCCGCGAAGTAAGTCCGCAAAATACTACGCGGCCAATCCTAAGGCTGCTGCCAAGAAAGCAGCTTACCAGCGTAAATACAACAAGAAGCCAGCCGTCAAGAAGGCATCTGAGGAAAGGTGGACCGAGAGGCGCCGCCGTGGTATCGCCGGTAAAGGCGGCCCGGATCTCAGCCACACCCGAGACGGACGGATGGTCCTGGAGAGCCCCCGCAAGAACAGGGCACGCAACGGTCACAACGGAAAGCCCACCAAGAAGTAGTTCCACGCTTCTTCATCATGGCCCCCCTGCCAACCCCTGCCCACTACCTTCAGGAGCTAGTTGTCATGACTTCCGCCGAAGCCAAGCGCCGCTGGAGGGCCGACATCAAGGCCGCCTGGGGGAATCGCTGCGCTTACTGCGGGTCTGACCAGGCCCTGACCCTGGATCACGTCCACGCCAAGACCAGAGGAGGACGGGATGAGTCTCGCAACCTCGTCCCGGCCTGCCAGGCATGCAACCGTGCCAAAGGCTCCAACCACTGGCTCTCCTGGTGGGTCACCCAGCCCACCTTTGACCTCGGCAACTTCAGCCGGGTCCTGACTCACATCACAGCTTGAACGAACCATGGCTACCAAGGCCGCAGAGCTTCTCAACTCCTACGGGGACATCAGCAACGCACCCGGCCGCCGGGATGCAGCGCAGACCATCGACACCATCGCTGACCAGACCTCGGCTGGAATTACCGGTGCCACCACCGTGGCGCAGGCCCACGAGGCCATCGCCTCCATCGCCATCGCCGATCGCACGGTCGCCTATCGCCGCATCGGCCGCGCTCAAACCATCGAATCCGGCGGCGGCATCCTGACCGGCACCCTGGTGAGCGGTGGCACTGGCTACTCCAATGCCACCGGCGTGAATCTGGTCGGCGGCAAAGGCTCCGGTGCCAAAGCCACAATCACCCAATCTGGTGGAGTCGTGAACAACTTCACCATCACCACGCCCGGCAAGGGGTATGTCGTGGGCGATACCCTGACCGAAAACAGCATCGCTGGCAGCGGCCTCTCCATCCTCGTCACTTCTGTTTCGTAATCTCATGGCTCCGCGCAGACCCAAAGTCACCAGCTCCAGCAACCGCTCGACCCGCCGAGCGACCAAGCCCATCACCTCCGCCGGCCGGAGCGCCGGCAAGAACCCTAAGGTGGACAACCGTGTGCAGCGGTCCAGGGTCAGCACCGCCAAGGTGACCACCTCCGGGGGTGGCACCAAAGGAAGCGCCAGAGTGACCACCGGCCGAGGTTCCGTCGCCGATACCCGCTCGGCCGATGCAAAGCGGTGGAAGCAACTCAACAGCACCCGTGGCGCCGTGGCCGACAAGGCTGCCGAGCGCCGGCCGGCACGTCCTGCACCTGGCAACGGCGACCCCATCAACCGGGCAGTCAACCTTGGTCAGGCTGATCGGACCCGCAGAGCTCAAGCGCAAACCCAGGCCAACGCCCGCAGGGCCTCCGCCCGGATGACGCAGCGCCTCAGCCAGGCCCGCACTGCCCGCGCTGTTGGCACCGGCGCCCGCCTCGGGGCCCAGGCTGCCGTCGTTGGTGAGGTGTTCCGCGCACGTCCTACGGCTGCTGGCACCCTGACCGCAGCCAAGCAACGGGGCGATCTGGCCAAGCGCCGGAAGCCCAGTCCCCAGGAGAGCGCCGCCTACCGCTCCCAGGAAGCCAAGGCCCGAGCCAAGAACGCCGGCCGCCGGAGCAGCTCCTTCGATGACGCCTTCGCCTCGGCACGACGTGCCAAGGTCAAGACCTTCACTTGGCGGGGCAAGCGATACACCACCGACTTGGCGAAATAAACATGAAGGTTGAGAGCACGGCCGAAGCACGGCTACAGGCCTCGTTTCCCCTGTTCTTGACCCTGGTCTGGAAGTCCCTGGATCTCCCCAAGCCCACAAGGGCGCAACTGGCCATCGCTCGCTACCTGCAGCATGGCCCCAAGCGCCTTCAGATCCAGGCCTTCCGAGGCCTCGGCAAGAGCTGGATTGCAGCCGCCTTCGTTCTGTGGATTCTGTACCGTGACCGCGACAAGAAGATCATGGTGGTGTCGGCCTCAAAGCAGAGGGCGGACGACTTTACGATCTTCTGCCAGAAGTGCCTGATCGAGATCCCCTGGCTCAACCACCTGTGCCCCAGGGACGACGACCAGCGATGGTCCCGTGTGAGCTTCGATGTCCGTGGATGCCGGCCGGCCCAGAGCCCCTCCGTCAAGAGCGTGGGCATCACCGGTCAGCTCACCGGTAGCCGGGCCGATGTGATCATCTTCGATGACGTGGAGGTGCCCAGCAACTCGGCCACCGACCTGATGCGCGAGAAGCTGCTGCAGCTGGTCACTGAGGGTGAGTCGGTTTTGACGCCCAAGGACGACAGTCGGATCATATTCCTAGGAACGCCACAGACGACATTTACGATCTACCGTACTCTGCGAGAGAGAAACTATATCCCAATGGTCTGGCCAGCGAGGTATCCCAAGACGCTGGTTGGCTATGAAGACGTTCTAGCACAAGAACTTCAAGACGACATCGAGAAGCACGGTCTGGAGAGCCTAATCTGGAAACCCACAGATACACGCTTCTCTGAGATCAATCTGCTGGAGCGCGAGCAGTCAATGTCCAGGAGCAACTTCATGCTCCAGTTCATGCTCGACACGTCCCTCTCCGACGCACTGAAGTTCCCTCTGAAGCTCGCTGATCTGATGGCCATGCCATTGGACATGAAGATGGGACCTTCCTCCATCGTGTGGCGTGCCGACAAGACCACCGTGCTCGATCTACCGGCGGTGGCCCTCCCAGGCGACCGGTGGCATGCCCCTGCCGAGACCGGCCCAAGCCAGGCGTGGGGCGATACCATCGTGGCGGTGGACCCCTCCGGCCGTGGTAAAGACGAGACCGTGGCCATGGTGGTCAGCCAGATCAACGGCAACCTGTTCCTGCGGGACATCTTCGCCAGCCAGGACGGCTACTCCGACGCCACCCTGCGCGAGATCCTGCGGCGGGCCAAGAAGTTCGGCGCCACCATGTGCCTGATCGAATCCAACTTCGGTGACGGCCTGGTGATGGAGGTCATGAAGAAGCACGCCCAGGAAATGGGGGTGGGTATGAACTTTGAGGAGGTCCGCTCGACCACCCGGAAGGAGGACCGCATGATCGACACCCTGGAGCCGGTGCTCAACCAGCACCGCTTGGTGATCGACTCCCGCCTGGTGGAGTGGGACTACCAGAGCAACCACCAGATGGCGCCAGAGGAGCGTCTGCCTCGCATGCTGATGTACCAGATGACCAGGGTGTGCCGGGAGAAGGGAGCCGTCAAGCATGATGACCGCCTCGACTGCCTGGCCCTGGCTGTAAAGCACTATCTCGACGTGATGGCCGTGAGCCAACACGAACAGATCAAGATGGAGAGACAGCATCAGTGGGATCTCATGCTGCAGACCTTCAACGAAAACCCACAGATGGCGACAGATGCCTTAGTTCATGGGTTGGACTTTGCCACCCTTGGTGGAGCCGACAAGGCAGTTGCCAGCTGGGTTTAAGCTGCTTCGACACCTGGAGGTTGCACATTACAGCTGGAAGGTCAGGAGTGGTGCCCTCCTTCCAGTGGTGGAACAACGGTGCAAATCGGGGGTTCGACAAGATCGACCCCCTTTTCACCTGACAACCACTCTTGGGAGGGGGACTATAGGGGGAGGGTGACCAAAACTCCTCTAAAGACCTCCTGTCTTATTGAAGATATGGGGCGGAGCCCCTCTTCTTCACTTAGACAAACCGCCTAAGGTTCTTGAGGATATAGAGAGTCTCGCTTCTCTCTCACCTTAAACCGCTATAGACGGAGCAGTGGGGAGATTATCTATCCTATCCCATCTACACCAACCACACCTGTTGTCCATCTAACACCTATGACTCACGAAGTCAAACGACTGTGGATCACACCAAACGCAGAGGCCAGCATTGTCCACCAGGCCAGGGTGTCGAACCCTGATAGCCAGAGAGAAGGGAAGGATCCAGAACGACTCCTTCGCTATCTCATCCGGCACAAGCACTGGTCTCCCTTCGAGACGGCTTCCCTGTCGGTGGAGATCAACACCACCAGGGACATCACTACCCAGCTGCTGCGGCACCGGAGCTTCTGCTTCCAGGAGTTCAGTCAGCGCTACGCCGACCCCTCGGCCCTGGGCTTCCCCACCATCCCGGAGCTGCGGCTGCAGGACCCCAAGAACCGCCAGGCCAGCCTGGAGGATCCCTCGGGTACGCTTGCCCGCCTCTTCGACCGGCGGATTCAGGCCTATTTCGACCTGGGTCAGCTCCTT